GCTCATTTTACTAATTTTAATTTGCTGAATCATTGTTTTTACCCTTTATCTACAACGTGAAAAATAAACTCGCCTTTTACGATTTCCTTTTGTTCAGGCGTCAATTCTACACCGTAATGCTCTCCAAACACCCGAATAATTGAATCCGCTAAACTTACCATATCATTTTTGCTTAATCCCGCTTTGATCATCCTTTCGGCATAGTTAGCGGTAAAATCATTTGCTTTGTTTTTGAAATCTTTTGAAGTATAAATGCCCATTGTTTTATTCCATTGTTGTTGTTACCCCAAAAGCCCGCAAAAGCGGGCTACATGGGTTTATTAAAAGTCTTTAGTGATTTAAGGCATTAAACAATCTAAATAATCATTGTCTTTATTTGCCCATTTTTTAGCATCTTTAAAATAGGCGAATGATCCAGTATCGGTAACAAAGCGCTTGTATTGGCAAACGGTAACATAATATTTACCGTCTACTCTTGTTATTTCATAATCGGTATCGCAATTACCGCTCGCCCTCCAAAGTGTGCGCCAGTTATTGCTAAATTGATGGTCTTTTGAAAATTTAAGCATTGTTTTTATTCCTCGCTAATGCGTTTTCTAATAGGGTCTGATAAGCACGAATCGGGATGATAATGGCATCTTTTCCATTTTCTATTCAGCAACTCTTTTTTGCTCTCGTAATGGTCATAAGCCTCCAGTTGCTTTTCGGTCAATGTCTTTTCTAATGTTGAATCACTACAAAGCGGATAACCGTCAATATCTACCTGAATCCCCGCATCAATTAGTAATTGCGTTTGGGCGTTATGCGCCTTTAAATATAGGCTTTTAAATGTGCTCATTGTTTTATTCCCTGTTTGTTTAAGTGTTACCGATTAGATCAGATAAATGATAGACGGTAAATCATAAAGATTTTATAGGGGTATAAACTAATTTAATGAGTAGGTGTCTGGTGTTTTGAATGTTCCCCACACTCACACACACATAGCCCAAAGCATCCGCTTTTATTTGCTACTAATAGTGTTAAGACTTTGACCCCAGAATTTACGCAGAATTCGCCAGATTTTCTGGCGCTGGGCGAGCCATCAAGAAGGTAGGGTCACTGTCTCGCAACGTGGGGGAAAAGAGCGGGCGCGAATCGCGAGGGAGGGGGCACCCCCTTGAGTTTTTACGCTAACGTAATATATCCGACCCACTCACCATCGGGGTAAAATACCCTCTATAAGCACATTCTAATATAACTGGCACCCTAACATACCTTAACCCTTTAAAACCCTGTACAGGCCATTACAGAGCCTCTGAGAGCATAAAAATGAACTTACTAGAAATACTACGTCATATGCAAAGAGGAGAATTAAATCCAGATAGCATTAGCAAGGCTTCTCAAGCAATAGGAAATAAACAGCCGCAATTAAGAAATCTTTCAGAGCATAACGCTTTAGGCCACGCTTACGGAACTAATTTGTTTGGTAACTTATTAATGAATGTAGCAGAAGAGTTTGATAAAAAACCTAATGATTACGACATTATGAATAACAATGTTGCCCAACAATTTTTTGATGATCTTAGAAAAGAAGATCAAATGCTTGATTTCTACAATCAAATGCTAAAAGCAAAGGAAAGCATTTACAATAGGGGTTACATGAGAAACCCTCAGTACAATTGGCAGTTTGGAAAAAATATAGAATGAAAACAGATAAGCAAGAAATATTTATAGACCAATACTGTCTGCATGGTAATGCGGCTAAAGCCGCTGAGATGGCAGGTTATTCTCATCCCAAGCAAAGGGGCTATGAATTAAAGAACCAGTTTACCTCAGAGATCGAGGCCAGAACCAGAAAATTAATTAAGGATGCTGTCCCTGCCGCACTGCTTGTCCTACAAAATCTAGCACAAAACGCAGAAAGTGAGTCTGTAAAATTGGGGGCGGTAAAAGATATCCTTGACAGGGCAGGGCTTAAGCCTACAGACAAGGTAGAGCAGACCGTCACCAGTGTAGAGGGTAAGTCTACAGAAGAGTTACAGAAGGAACTGGAGTCCCTTATAGGGCCATTAAACTAATGAACTTGTTTGATTTTAAACCAGAAGAATTAAAAGCGGTAAGTTCTGGCCTACTTGATTTAGTTATTCCAACAGCAGAGGCAAATAAATATAACGCTCCTTTGGACTCAGGCATATGGAATTCAGAATATTTATACGGAAAAACAAAATCTCCAAGAGTATCAGGAAGATATAAAGAAGTTAATATTCCCAAAGAAGAATTAGAGAGGGGAAATAATAGAGTTCTTGTAAGGCTTGATTTAACCGCAGGGGAAAAAAGTAAAGCGGAAGATAAAGCCGCAAGAAAAAGCCAAGCAAAGCCTAGAAAAGCTGACAGGGTTCGAGATCAATTTGGAAAAATTATAAAAGGACAAGACCCCGGGTTAACCAACATACATCCTTTTGATGAAGAAAAAAGAAAACTAAAAACTGAAAGAATAGGTGTTACTAGAGGGGGTGCGTTAAAAGGTAAAATTGATTGGGTTGTAGATCAAAAAGCAAGACAAGCAACAGTAAAAACAGAAAACAAAACCGCAAACACTGGCGTTGTAGGAGAGCCTGCAAAACTTACCGAAAAACAAATAAAACTTTTAAAAGAAAAAGGCGTTGTTATTAGATATAACCCAAGAGAAAGAAATGCTTTTGTTAATTTACAAAATAGAGTTGTAAAACCTTTTAATGGGTACGCTTGGAGCGAGGGTGGAAGAGTTTATGTTTTAGATAAAAACTGGTCTAAAAAAGGTATTAAATTTTACCCAACATTAGATTCATTGCCTAAAAGTTTAAGATCTACAATTCTTGATGGCGATAAACCATTTAGATTTTCAATGAGATCAAGGGGTGGCTTTATGCCAAAACAAAATAATAAAATTTTAAATATATCTCCAGACGATCTTTTTAGTCAATCTTTATTAAGTGTTTCACCAAATTTATTAGATAAAAAATATTAAAGTGGATGTAGAAAAAGCGGTAGAACTAGCCAAGGAGTTAAAGAAACGACAGAGATTTGAGAAGATATCCTTCTATGATCCCTATCCGTATCAACTAGACTTCCACGCCACAGGGTTTGAACATAACCAACGCTTATTGATGGCGGCTAACCGAATAGGTAAATCTTATTGTGGTGCGGCTGAGATGGCCTATCACTTGACAGGGATATATCCTGAGTGGTGGAAAGGTAAAAAGTTTTACAAGCCTATTACGGCTTGGGCAGGTGGTGTCTCTAACGAAACAACTAGGGACATTGTACAAGCAGAACTATTGGGTTCCCCCGATGACCCTGAAGCCTTTGGCTCTGGAGCGATTCCTAAAGAAAATATAATAAAAACGGAACGTAAACCCGGAGTGCCAAACGCCAAGTCCGTAGCATTGATACGGCATATTTCTGGGGAGAACTCTTCTTTACACTTCAAAGCCTACGAGATGGGTGTAGACAAGTGGCAGGGACGCTCTGTTGACGTTGTATGGCTAGACGAGGAACCCAGTAGGGAACTCTACTCACAGGCCGTTACGCGAACTCTGGATAGAAAAGGAATGGTCTACATGACATTTACCCCAGAAAGCGGCATGACAGAGACTGTAGCCGCATTTATGAACGACATAAAAAAGGGGCAGAGCCTTACTAACGCCACATGGGATGACGCTAGTGAACACGTTAAGACCCTAAGAGGTAAAGATGGTCATCTTAATGATGACGTTATGGAACAGATTCTGTCTGCTTATTCGCCGCATGAAAGAGAAATGCGTCGCTTTGGTAGACCTTCTATTGGGTCAGGTCTTATCTTCCCAATACCAGAAGAAAAATTAATGATTGATCCTATAGAGATACAGGATCATTGGCCTAGAATAGCCGCTATAGATTTTGGTTGGGATCACCCAACCGCAGTAGTTTGGTGTGCCGTAGATAATGAAAGTGAGACCTTTTACATTTACGATTGCTACAGAGCATCCAAAGCAAGCCCCGCTGTACACTCTGAGGTTATACGGCAAAGACCGTATTTTATTCCCATAGCCTACCCACATGACGGAAATCGCAGGGATAGCATGGGAAACCCCGGACTTGCAGAGCAGTACAGGGCTTTAGGTTGCAACTTTAGACTTGAACACTTTGCTAACCCTCCGGGCTTGGGGCAAACCAAAGGCTCTAACTCAGTAGAGGAAGGGCTTATGGCTATGCTACAAAGCATGGAGGCAGGTAAGTTTAAAGTATTTAACACACTACCTCACTGGTTTGAAGAGTACAGAATGTACCATAGAAAGGAAGGTAAAGTGGTTGCACTTCGTGATGACTTGATGTCTGCCACACGTTACGCCTTTCAGTCACAACGACACGCCATTGCGGGTTCAGACCCAGAATGGACTAGCGATTTAACATATAGGAATTACGGCATTGTCTGACAGCGAACAAGAACTATTAACAAAGATTAACGCAGAGATCACAGATTCTCTGGGTTATGACGGTGAGATATCAGAACAACGTGAGAAAGCGCAAGAGTATTACTATGCGCTACCTTTTGGTAATGAGGTGGATGGTCGTAGTCAATACGTTGACTCTACTGTACAGGACACTATTGAGTGGATTAAGCCCAGTCTTATGCGTATATTCGGCTCTGGTGACGAGTTTGTCAAGTTCACACCGCATGGCCCAGAAGATGTAGATGCCGCCGCACAAGCCACTGACTATGTTAACTACGTATTTTCCAAAGATAATAATGGTTGGGAGATCATGTATTCGTGGTTCCACGATGCACTTCTCCAGAAAAACGGCATTGTAAAAGTTT